TTGCAGGAACATTACTACTCAATGTGAAACTCTTTGTACCGTCTGGTTGTGTAGGACCATCTGCTGCTATGGGCGCTGTAGGCGCACCTAACACATTTGGATCTGTCAATCCAGTATTGAATTCTGGAATATAATCTTGTATGGCATTATCTGCGTATACGGTATCGTTATATTCAAATGCTTGTATGCTAGCAAATAGATTTCCATTCTGATCTTTTTCTTCTGTGACATTGCTTACACGGAATAATTTATTAGTCCAACCATACTTTGCAAACGTGATGCGTATCACATCACCTGCTTCTATCTGTATACCGCTATAGTCTAATGTGAAACTGACACCTATATCTTCTCTGCTCTGCAACAATCTACGTACTGCTAAGTATTTTGCTTGCACTGCTTCATTGACTACAGGCAATGTGATATTTAATCTATTGATCGCTTCATTAGGGCTTAATAGTGTTGGATCGTACCATGCAGTGGTAGGATCAGTCAAATCTAATATCTGATAATCAGTCTGATCTTTGATATTGCGATTTGGATATGCGACCTCTATTTGATTATAAGTCTCATTGAGATCGATAGGTTGTATCTGCACACCACTTATCAGATTGCTATCATCAACTAAGAATAAGTTATTCAGTGTAGTATAATCAGTATAACTTTGATTGATGACAACTTTCCAAGTACCTGTCAATTCGCTATACTGCAACCAACTATCACAACCATCTACCAATATTTGCAAATTATTCAAGCAATTTTGTGCTGTGTCTAATGGCCCATTGATGCGATATCTTGGTTGAGTTAATGGAGTCGCACCTTGATAATAAGTTATATTCTGATCGCTATATGTGTTCAATGCAGTCAAACTAGCAGTATCGATCCTAGCAAGAGGTATAGCGCAACCATATCGTGTATTCAACATGTAATCTAATATCACATCACCTGGTTTGTCTACAGTATTTGTTAATTGACATTGCAATGAACCTAGATTAGTCACGCCCTTATCTGCGTTATAGATCACTTTGACGATTGCGAATGCGCAATTAGTCATAGCATCAGTGCTAGTCCAACGCTGTCCGACAGGTATTTCTGGATCGCTCAATATATCATAAGCAGTCTGTCCACCTGTGTTAACACCGCTACTGCTACCATTAGTGAATAGATATATGAATAAGTTGCCTGCCATTCTAGTATCTGTCTGCGCAGGCGTAGTGTTGGTCGTCAAACTAGCAACTGCTGCGCCACTACTGAATGTTACTAACTTACCATCATAATAGATATCACCAAATGTATATCCACTACCGACAGTAGTATCTGTATGTTCAGCCAATGCTACAACATACCACATAGTTTTTTGATCTATGCTTATCTTTGCATCTGTTATAGGTCCGCCTACAAATGCGCTACCATAAACTACAGGAATCTTATTTTCTGTCGCAGGTGGTATCTGAACACGACCACCACCATTATCTCCGCTGGCTCCTTGACCACCTGCACGTTTGGCTATGAGTTTACTCACGCCAATCATCAATAATGTTCTACCTACGAAGGCAAAAGCAGTGGCAGCGAACCCTGTCAATCCAATCGCGGCTGCAATCGCTGTAAATATTGCCATGTTATGCTCCTGCTACCCAAGTTTCTTCTGTCTTGCGATAGCCAAATCTACCATAATCTATATCTGGGCTATTGATCATCTTTGTCATGGTATACATCTTTATCCTATCGTTCTCGACTAATTCTTTCGCTGCCTTATTATAATTTGACAACAATCTATATCCAGCAGTAGTGTTCCTATGTTCTGGTTCTACCCAGTAAACTAATTCTTTCAACACAAACAATTTTGGATCCCATACATTTTGATCTATCACGCCCATGATCAAGCCTATAGGTCTATCTGTCTCTGCTAATAAACATATTCCACCACCAGCCAATATCATTGCAAACAACGAATTGATATATTTTTCATCATCACAATCTCTCATAATGTCAATAGGAGTCTGCTCACGAAAATGTTTTAGCATCTCAATGATATCTGGTAAATCGAATTTATTGGCTTGTCGTATGATCATGGTTGGAACACATCTCCTTCTGGTTCTGTGCCTGGTCTTCCACCACCACCTCCACCATTACCACCACGTGCAGGTAAACTAGTTTGTGGCTTCTGACCAAAATCAAACTGCACGCCTGCTATGGCATAGACTTGATTCATGCTCGTATCTGTTGGATTGAAATATTGCCAACTCTCTTGATTGGTCTTTCTTCCAGCGATCCTATTCTCTAGTACTGTCTTATAACTGCTTGCGCTTATGCTTACAGTGAAAGTATCTAGATTAGTATTGTTATCTAAATCTTCTGTGATATTGTAATTGGTTACGATACCAGTGAATCTATTATATGTATTTTGTAACACATAATTATTGTCATAGAATCCACGCAAAACTTCTACTTCGCTACCCCTGATCTTAGTGGCTAATACAATATAAATGTTATTACCATCTACACCGCTCAACGCAATCGTAGTATCACCGCTAGTCACACGTATATCACGCTTTTGACTTCCAACTGATAACAGACCACCTAATGGCGTATATGTTAGATTGCCAATAGTTTCTGGTTGATAACTAGAACTAAAAGTATGTACAGTGGTATTGGCTGTGTTACCATATTCATTATATATGGTAAGTTTGACAAATTCTGCTGTATTGATAGCAGTAGCGTTTTGTACTTCAGGTATCGTTGCCATTATGCTGTTCCTACGTACTCATATAATTGAAATGCATCACTGAATTCAAGATATGCATTATTGACTGTAGTTGTGCCACTCGCTAGATAACCACCTGGTATCAATTTATAAGTAGGCATGTTTGGACAAAACATATTGAATTCACAACTATTGCCAACTATGATAGGCAGACCTACAAGATTCCCTGTCAATATATTTGGTCTGTTAGTTGTAACTGTGACTGTGCTACCAGTACCACGCAATACTTGATTGACGCTAGTGAATGGATAAGGATATGCTGTGCTTGCACCTATCTGTATCAAATCGTTTGGTTCAAATAATACTCTTGTGCTAGGAACTACAGGTAGATTAGTCAATACTAACTGATCACCTATAAAACTTTGCACAGTTATATTATTGATCATAGTTTGTGACATTGAACCTTGATATCTAAATATCCAACTCAAACATGCATTGTTACCAAATGTAATGATCTCTGGTTCTGTTCTATCTAATGTATCTAATGCTTCCATCAATGCACGTGCTTGGCTATAACGCAGACTGCTTGGCATATCTAACGTGAAACGCCATGGATTCCTAGTTGGCGTGCTGCTAGTTCTAGGTATCTCGTTCCTAGTGAATTGTATGCCAACTAATTTTCTGCGATCTATCGCAATGCCATTACAGTTGTTTATGATTGTTTGTAAACCTGCCATGTTACCTATCCTTATGCCAATCTATATGGCAATTCTTTTTGAGCCATGTTAACAGAACCTAATAATGATTTCCTGTTCTCAACAAATATCTGCGCTACAGATTTAGCATCTAATGCACTTATATTATTAGTGATGTAATTATTAGTGACTGGTGCGCTGACTGCTCCTGCTGCCATTGCAGGAGTTTTTGTTGATGCAGCATTATTCAATTGATTATTAGGTATAACTTGACCTGGTTCTTTTGGTATAAAAAGTTCTGGACCTTTTTCACCAACAATATAAGGTTGTCCTGCTACGGTAGGACCTCCACCTGCCAATCCAGGAAGTGTTATACCAAAAAATCCTAATGTCGCTTTGATCGCAGAAAATATTTGTGCCTTTAAAATCATTGCTGTAAGATCACGTAATACTGATTTAGCGAAATCACTAAATGCAAATTTACCAGTTTGAACAAATTCATCAACTGCACTACCGATCTTATTCCAACCCATAAGTACAGCATTTTGTGCCATCATATATGGTGTGAATTGTTTACCAATATCTGCTAACGCTCTCAATGCACCTGCTTGTTGATCTTGTTGTAATTCTTTTTCAGCCGCGATCATACGAGCAGTATTTTCTAATCTATTTGCTGCTCTACGATTTTCTAAATCAATTGTTGTTAATATTTTACTTAATTCTGCACGTTGGCTTTCATCTATTAAATTAAATAATTGTTGTTGTAAATCAATTTGTTTTTGAGTTGCAACATTATCTTCGGCTTTACCTTTTAAAACATCAGTTGCAAAAGTTTTACTTTCTTCAGCATATTGTTTTAAAATATCTAATAATTGAACTTGTTTTGCAACATCAGTTTGATTTACTAGACTTCTTGCTTTTTCGGTTACCTCAGCAATTTTTTGTTGGGCTTGATATTGAGCATCTAATTTACTAGTAGCCAATGTCAATTCATTACCATATAATTTTAATAAATTAATTCGGTCAATATTATATTTTTTTTCAGTTTCTAAATCATTAAATCTAGTAGTAAAATCAAATGTAGCATTGATATCTTTAATTAATAACTGTCTTTCACGCTCAGTGTCGTTTAATTTTTTAAGTTCAATGACTTGACCACGTATCAAATCTTGTTGTTTTTGATATTCGGTTATCAATCCTTGATTGGTATTTCTACCTTTTGCTTTTTCTAGATTGATTTTGCTTTCTAAATCTGCTATTTTTTCTTGGGCATCAATTTCTAATTGTGCATTTTGTGCAATATAGGCTGCTTGATCTTGAGAAAGACCAATGCTATCAATCTGTATACGTTTATATGCTAATGCTGCTTCATTTTGTCTTTGAAGTGCTTTGGTTTGTTCTTTGGCTTGTAACGTTGCTTGCCTTTGAGCCTCAAGTTCTTTATCAGTCAATAATTGAACTTTACGTTTTGGTCCTGTAGTTTGTGCAGCATCTTCTACTGCTTTTGCATTTTCTTTTACTGAATCAGTATTATCATCTAATAATTTATTGATACCATATATAGCCGCACCTGCAGCAACAGCAGCACCAGCCAACATTGCCCAACCTTTTGGTCCTTGCAATGCCTGTATACCTGCTTGTATTGCTGCATTTGCTTTTAATGCAGCATTTAATGATTTAGTTACAGCAACGATATCAGCGATGATGGCTACCGTTTTTGCAGCAAAAGCGATTCCTAATGCTATGCCAACTGTTTTAATAATTTTTTCTGCTTGTTGTAAACTTAATCTACCTTCTTCAACTTTACCTATAAATGGTTCGATAGTTGACATGAAACCATCGAATACATTTGCTGCTGCTAATTGCAACATATGAAAATTAGCAGCCATCTTATCAGCCATATCACCGGCTCTTTTAAGGGCTTGTTCTATATCTTCAAAATTACCTGTACGTAATGCTTCTTCTAATTTAGTAGGATCAATACTACGAAATGCTTTACCAAATAATTCTAAACCTGCTGCGCTTCTTTCCGCACCTGCAGGCAATTTAGCCAATCCTTCTAATGATTTGGCTAATAAATCTTTTTCGCTAAGATTTGCTAAATCTTGTAATGATACGCCTATTTTGCTAAATGCATTCTGTGCATCTTCGCCACCTTTAGCAGCCTTATCTACGTTTTGATAAAACGCTGCTATCATCTTACCTGCGTCTTCGGCTTTACCTCCGGCACCAACAAGACCTCTTTCAAATGCAACGATATCTTTGACTGCTAGTCCTGTGGCATCTGCTAAATCAGTGACCGCGTCTGCCATTTTTAAAATGCTGGCTGCAAATCCTGCAGTACCGATACCAGCGATGACGCCTCCTAAACCACCTAAGGTATTTTTAAGGCGATCAATTGCCTGTTGACCTTCTACATCTATCCTGATTTTATATTGATCAATAGTAGCCATTATATTTTAATCCCTAGTTTTATAAAAACATATCTTCTGACTTCTTCGATAGTTGGTTCAGTCATACCTTTAGGTGCTTGTTTACTATAACCTTCTTCAAGGCGTTGTGCATAAGCATAATTGGCATCTATGCTATTGCCTGATTTATGAGTGCTTCGTCTTGCATTACCCGAACGTATAGGTGTATTACGAACATATGCTCTATAAGCAACATCCGTGATGGTATTTTGATTTAATGTATCTAATACTCTGTTTAATCTGTTTACACTATTACTTGACACGGGTTTTCTCAATCATCGCTAATAATTCTTCTTCCTTAAATTGATATACTTTTGGATCAATTTTGCCTGATGTTTTCTGTTGTTGAAAATTATCATAAGCATTCAGAACGTCAATAATCATTAGATCATATGTAGTCGCACGTTTTTCAATCTGACTTGGTAACATACCAAACTCCTTTGCCATGCGACCAATAGTTACTAACTTTGCTGTTTCCCAACTTTTCGGGTTGACGTTCTGTTCTGTGACTTTCCCAAGATTTCACCAACCTTATTAATTGCAGCCGCGGCTATATCAATAGGTAAATCTTCATTATCTGCTAATGCTGGTTTACCATTTTCCAATAATATCAATTTCTTTAATGTTTTGCCTAATTCATCATATTGCCCTTCTGCTCGGGCATTGAAGAATTCAAAATAAGTTGATAGACCTACTACATCATAAGTGTAGAAAACGATAGGTTCACCATATTTTTCAATCAAATCTTTTTCATCTAATTGAATTTCTATCAATTTTGGTATGCTTGCAAAATCTTTTATGTTTTTCATTTGTTACTCCTATTGAATTGTTCATTATCTATTTAGTTTCTTGCTCATCAATATTTTCTAGTAGTTGATTGAGTAATGCTAATCTAAATGCCTGTTTTGCTTTTAATTGTTTCATCGTTGCCATCATGTTATCTAACATTGGCATCATCTTTGCTTCGTCAGCGATCAAACTGCGTAATTTTTCTTCATTTGTTTTTAACCAGATTGAATTATCGTTGTTCATTTGTTGACCTCAAATAATAAAAAAGGGGACGTTTTTAGGCGTCCCCCGTTTATCGATTTAATTAAAAATCAAACCTCTCTACCGTTGTACATAGTACCATCGACAGAAATAGTAGCAGGTGTCACCCATACAGGTGCCTCTGGACTTGCAGTTGGGGCTAGATTTGTGATATAACCTTGACCGCTTGACCATACTGTACCATTAGTCAAACTAGAAATGTTACCATTTACTACAGCAGCCACGTTGCTATTATTCCAAACAACTAGGAACTGTACTGGTACTTTGTTTTGACTAAGACCAGCCATACCTTGTTTTGCGGCTGTGCCAGAACTTGCGCTTGCATTACCGAAGTATGTTACTGGGTCGATGACTACGTTCATGCTGATTTCGTTGTCAGCAGGAGTTGGTAGTTTGTTCATATCCACTGAGCAGAAATCTGCCCAACTGAATACGCCTGTGCTTGCTGTGACTGTTACATCTTGTAAGCACACTACTGATAGTACACCGCTACCTACGATGTTACCAGTCTGCACGTTGCCGTTAGCAATGTCAGTTGATAACAAAATTAGCGGTTGTGTACCAGTCTCATTAACTGTTATACGTGCCATTTTGGTTTCTCCTTATAGTTGGCGTTAAGTATTAAATTCCATTCGCAATAATCTAAATGTCCAAGTATGTCTTTCTGCTTGCGTAGGACCATATGTTCTAACTTGATTGAAATCTCTTTCGAAATATCCATCAAATAATTGTTGACCATCATCTTTCAATGCTGTCACCAAATTGGCTATGATCGCATTAACCGCTATGTTGTATGGATCGTCTTGGTAACTGATATATGTGACATTGAATACATCATATGCATGATATATCGATGCACAATATTGCAATCCAAGTTTATGTGGATTGCGTTCATCAAGATGCACATCACTCACGTAAACGCCATAACGAACTACTTCTGCTTCACTAGGATAATCAGTGTAGATCGGTATGTTCCATTGCTTGGGAACATCTCGCTTCAATACAGCAGCGATCTCTTCACCAGTAACAAATGGCTCGTTTAATACTGAGTAATTAACTTCGACCATCAGAAATATCTCCTGTCTCCGTTAAAGTAATTAGGATCAGCAGTCCAATTTTCTTCTAACTTCGTTGTAGGTCCGTTAGGAGCATCTTGGAACAAGTCATACCAATTACTCAGTTCTTGCGCTTTAGTCCATTCATCTGTACAACGCATCTTTGCGAAATCATAGTTTTGTTTGTCTACTTCGTTCATGTTACTAACATCAGTAACAAGGCTTTCATAGAAAACTAAGATCGCACCAAATGTATCAAGCCTAATCAATGTCTGATCATTTTTGATGAGCAAACTAGGATTGAAACTTGATATCAATTGTCCGTTAGGCAGATTGGCATAATAGTAAGCACCTAAAACCGTGTCGCAATAGTTTTGCCACCAACCAAACTCCATTTTATATAGCCACTCTTGTGAAGCGACTTTGAAGTATGGCTCCCAATCAACATTCAATGCAGCAGCCCTACGTTCCGCTGCCGGATCGTAAAACTGTATATCTGCTACTGTAGCGTTTGAGATTCGTTGATATGGTACTGACATATTATATTTCCTTAGACATGAGAGAGCGTTGCCGCTCTCTCGTTTATATTACGGATTCTGTAGAATGTTAATAGCACCGCCTCTACGCTTGTCACCAACGCCGCTACCGAAGTAACCAACGCCAGTTAACCAATTCTGTAGACCACCTGGAGTCTCGCCAGTCTTGATCTGTAGACCTTCTTTGATGACTGTGAACAATGCACTGTCACCGAAGTATGCGCCTACTAAGCAAGGACTTGCTGACTGCTGACCCAAGAAGATACGGTTTGTGGCTTGCAAGAATGTTGTGAACATGATCATGCAACCATAAACGCTTTCGATCTTACCTGTGGCAAGCAATTCATTACCAAGAGCAGAAAGATTTGATCCGCCTGCTTGTGATACAGCACCACCAGTCAATTCACCTAATAGGCGAGTTAAACTTGATCCTGAACCACCTGGTGCGCCTGGCACTGCCTCATCGATATCGCCATTGCTGTCGAGAACGATGACTGGTGCGCCTGGCATGCGAGCAACTTTGAAGTTCTGCTTGACATTACGTACAAGTTCAAGAACGTTGTTGCTTGAGAAACCTGCAGTCCAACCTGCTGTGTTAGAAGGAAGACCTGCGCTCAATAATTCCATAGCGCCTAATTCTAAGACACGTTGGAATCCGTCAGCACTAGTTGCATAGTATGTGTTGCTTGGTGTTGTCTTGAAACTCAAGAAAGCAGCAGTCACACGCTGATCAACTTTTTCAGCAAATGATTCACCAAGTTCAGCACCTAATGTAGCAGCAAGTTGGAAACTTGTAGTCCAGCCGTAGAAAATATCGAAGGCTGTAGTTGCTACTGCAGGTGTTGCAGTGATAGTTGCTTGACCTAATGATGGGTTCTGCACGTTAGCATTACCAGTTCCCCATGTTCCTGAAGTGCTGTTTGCATTGTAATCAGCATAAGTGATTGGTGCAAACTGTGGAACTAAGAATTGGTTACCTTGTGTAGTACCTACTACATTCGTCATGTTAACAAGACCTTGTGATTCGTGCATGGCACGCAAGGCAAAGGAAGCGATAGCGAATGTAAAGCCATCACCTTCGTTATTAGGACCATTTAGTACATATGCCATTTTAAATTCTCCTTATTGTTGGCAATCAGAGTATCTTTCGACTTGCTGTTGATTGACTTGCAGATACGCTCATTCCTTTGAGACCAACATTTTTACCTAATCCATTACGTGCAGCCCATGCATTGAATGCAGCAGGATCACGGCTATAATCAGGTATGCCTTCTTCCAAGGCTCCTGCAAATCGACCACCATTGGGTCTTAAACCTGAACCGCTAGAAGTGTTACTCTGTTTGAGTAGTTTAGGATTACCCTGCGCTACTTCATTAACAAGTCCAGCGATTGTTAGAGGAGAACCATCCATACCATAACGTTCTTGTCCTTTATTGTTGACTATTGCATAAGAGCCATCATCATTCCATTGAATGTTTGATTTTACTTTTGATAATGCATAATCTAACAAATCTGAATCGAATCGATCACCCATCGATCTCTGAATTTCAGCATCTAATTCTTTTTCACGCAATGCTTGCTCTTTTCTAGCAAGATCGGATTGTAGTTTTTGAAACTGCTCATGTAGATCATTAGTAGTGACACGACCAGAACGATTTTGATTCTGTGGTTCTACTGGCTGTGCGTTGCCACCGCTTGTGCTTTGGGCCCCTACTCTAGCCATGTAAGCAAGTGCGTCTTCCACGCTTTGGAATTGCACTCCACTTGCATTGCTCAGTGCGTTTAAAATACTGTGAGTCGTGCTTTTACGAATAGCACCTGGGTTAACGTTTTGCCCTTCTGCATCGTCAGTTTCCTGACCCTGGGCAGCACCAGGGGCGTTCTCGTTGCCAACGAAAGTGTTTTTAATATCCATTGTTAATTTTTTCCTTGATTATACGTAATCACCGAGTGATAATGTATTTATACTGGCATTATCTACCAATGTTTAATCCACTCAGTTGCACTGCAACTGCTTGTTGTGGGTAATAAGTTATACCCATGTTTGTGATAGGTGTGCCTGGACCACCTAATAATGTTGTATTATTTTCGCTGCCACCGCTATCTGTGACACCTTCATCATATTCATTGTTATCTTCGCTATCATCTACCTCACCATGCATCTCATGTGTTGGTATCATGCTAGGTGCTAGATCACGGCTATTGATCTGCTGATTGTTCTCAGTCATCAATTTCTTGAGATTTGGATCTTGTATGGTATCGATATATGCCTGTTCATATTCAGGAATATTTTCAGCAGGACTCAACATAGCGATGATTTCTTTAGCGATGAGGCTATTGATGATCTCATTGTCTTGTACCATCTCTTTGGCGCTCTTGATCAATGCCATTCTATAATTTGTATCATGCGCTTCATAATCAGTGTTATAATTTACTTCACCAGCCCAACGCATGTCCATGAATCTTGCAGCATATGTGAAAATCATCTCTTCTGTGACTTCCATCAATCTTGCTTTTGCTTTTGCTAATCTATGCAATTGTTTGCGTTCTTCTATGATAGCGATACCACTTGCTATCTGGTTCTTAGTATTGCGCAACCCACCAAGACCACTCAATGCTTCGATCTGTTCTAAAATATCTTGTTGTTTCTTGATGATCTTATCAACGTCACCAGTATCGATTGGAATGGCTTCGACTTGTCCTTCAGTTGCACGAACGATTGCACCTGCGTGTACTGGTATGCTGATACCTTTATCTGCTCTGATCAATGTATGTGCGAATTGCAATGCGCTATATGCTTCGCATTCTAATTTATAATGCTCACGTTGTGCATCACTTGCTGCATCGATATCACTCACGCCAAAATCTATGCTACGAGGATCACGGCGACCATATGCTATGAACACAGGAATGCTCATACCTGGCGGATAATATCCTTCGCCTGTTATCTCTGCAGGTTCTTGGCTATTGACGCCATTCAATGATTTTTCGACTTCATAACTGACCCAATGTGTAGGCGTGTTCTCGTCACCAAGATGATAGCATTTTATGTAATAACTATCCTCTTCTTCCATCTCTTTGATCTTGACATATTTTAAAATAGGACGACCACCATAATAATCAAATTCCCAGTCCCAAACATCTAATGGACTAATGCCACAAACATATGGTCTGCCAAGATTACCTTCGCTCTGTTGAGGCATATCTACTGCTACCCAGCAATGACCAAATATGCTTGTTAGATCACCTATGCTTTCCATGAAACTCGTTATGCTGCGATTGTTTAGATCGGCATCTAGGCAGAATAGATTAGCCCATTCTGCGTTTTTAGGATTGATATAAGATCCATTGCTTGTGCAAAATTGTATGTTTCGTTTGACACCTGGCTCAAACAATACGTCATTGATCGTATCTACGATGTAACGGCATATTGGTTGCGCTACTGTGTTTGATATCAAATCTTGCCAAAGATTGCTATCTTCGCTAGGTCTTTTCTTACGAACATATTGCTTGAAGGCATAGCCACCAAGATAAGCATATTGGTACGCTAACATCTGCTCATAAAGCATATTATAGATAGGACTTTTCTTTAGTAATTCTGCGTTATTCATTGAGGGATATCCTTAAGGACTTGCTTGGCCATTATATGTTGTATTTATACTCACCGCTACGTTCTTGCACTTATCGTTATGGTATCTACCTATAGTATTTGCAGGTTTTATCACACCACATACTTTGCAACTGCGCAATGGTTGTTTGATGCCTTTGCGTGTAGCACCTCCCCATGGATTAGCACGACCTTTGCTAGCCATGTCTTGCATATTATCTTTCATTGTACCTAACCATAGATGATCAGGATTCACGCATAATGGTTGATCACAACTATGGCATACGCACATGTATTTTGGTATCTTTTGTCTATTGAATAATTCATAACTCACACGATGTGCCGTGCGCATCTTTTTACCATCACGAAACATTCCATAACCTATGTTATTCTTACCACCTTGCCATATCCAGCAATCAGTATCATGATTATGCATATACAATGTCTCAAATCTTTCTTTTGTCGACCAACCTCGTTGTCCTTTAGGCATGATTCATCCCCATGTCATATAATCCTTGTCTGTCTCTACCATGCCAACTATTTCTTCCATAGTAGGTCCACCAGGATATAATGGACTATGTGGCATGTGTTCCCTACCAGGCACGTTTTGTCTTGCTAATCTTTGATCCATACCTACATATTCTGGTATAGGTAAATTGTCATGTTGTATCGGGAACAAATAATGAATACCATAACGAATGCAGTCGCCAAGACCGTCTATGTGTGCGTATTTCTGTTCGGTATATTTTACTAACTTCTTTCTGCTAGCATCTTCATAATGATATGTGCCTAATGCTTCTAATAATTGTTTCTCATCATGTGGTACAACTAATCCACCTCTTGCGATAAACGCATTTGATGTGTTATCTGTATCTGCGATCAATGGATTGCTCTTGCGATTATTCACGATTGTGAAACCATATTTCTCTAATATGATCTTATCTGTGACACCGAATGGACTTGTAGTGTCACGATTCTGTTGCGTACCACTCATGTCGATGATGCTGTTTATCCTTCGTCTTGGAAAGTCTTGACGTATGGCTTGAGCGATACCTTCTGTGCTGCAATCTGGTATGGCATAACTTTTTAATACTTCAATCTTTCCTTCTTTTAGTCCCGCTTTAGTCACTTGCGCAACTACAGCACACATGACACGTTTGTTGAAATCGTGAAAGGTATA